GATGAAAGACGGGATTCGAATAAAAGAAGTGATGTAGGGCCGGCTCCATCGACGGTTGTACGGGGCGGTGATATGATCCCTGATGCTGAAGTAATGCAGGCAGTCCTGCAAGGGGCTGTTGAATCCGAGGAATCTCATGCCTAAACGAAGAGTAAGAATAGTCACAGCCAATGACCCGGTACCAGCAAGAACCGTAACGGCTCAAAACACGCCGGCTGCTGCGGTCGTTGTCCAAAATACAAATCCGAGAATACCTCAACTGACTGAGAATGAGCGCAGAGCTCGCCGTATTACTTCCACTTCCATGGGAAATGCAAGTCGGGTTGCCTCGGTCAGTCAGGAAATGTCCCAAATGAGCTCGCGAAATTTCGGGTCACGTTTTTCTGATACGATCGATAGCCAAACTGCCCAATTTTATTCTCCTCAATTATCGACCGATTTTCTTGAAAAACCGCAAAATCTTCGCGAACGACGGGCTTTCTATCGATTTTTCTACAATACGAATGAGATTGTGGGTCAGGCGATCGACATGCATTCGACGCTTCCGCTTTCCAAACTTCGCCTCGTTCCTCCTAAGGGTAAGAATCGGCATCAGAATGACTATGTCCATAAATTTTTCACGGACATGTGCGAGGAAATGAAGCTGTTTAAGACTCTTATTGAAATAGCTCACGAATACACTTTGTTCGGGAATGCATTTGTATTTGCAGAAGAGCACGACTGGAGAGAGGATTTCACTCCTGATGAGGCAGCTCGTCGTAAAGAAACATCTATACAAAAAAGCGAGTATCTCCAGCAGAAATACAATGTTGTCGATAAGAACCCTTTGTTTAAGGGGTGGAAAAAGCTTTTGATTCTTCCTCCGGATCAGGTACGAGTTCGTAAGCTACCCATGACTGATGATGTGGCGATTGAATACATGCCGGATCCCGAAACCCGAAAATACCTCACTTCTGATGTGACTTTCGATCCGAATAATCCTGGGAAAAGAGTCAAAAATGATATTCCCGCGGAGATGAAAGAAAAGATCCGTCAAAGCGGAGTTATTCCTTTGGACACCGATCCAAATACTGGATCTCATGTTTTTCATCTTGCCCGGAAAAAGTCCCAGTATGAGCCGCTTGGTGTTTCGATGATCGAGCGTTGTATCAATACGCTCGTATTGCTCGATAAACTCCGTCAGGCGCAGACCTCAATCGCTAGCCGGCACATGACACCGATGAGGGTGGTATGGGCCGAGGGGCTCAACTCTGATGACATAGACAATCTCCGTGAGCAGGTTGATTTGGCCCTGGTGGATCCGGATTTTTCCATTATTGCGAACTATGAGGTTCATTGGGAAGAGATGGGAAGCAATGGTCGTCTCCTTGATATTGAAGCGGAAAACGAGAGTGGACTCAATCGATTATTTGCCGGTTTGGGCGTGACTAGGAAATACTGACCGGCGAGGGGACTTATACCGGTAGCAGGATCTCACTCGAGATCATGAATACTCAGTATCTGTTGTTCCGGGAAATTATTCAGGACTACGTGGAAAACAATCTCTTCAAGCCGATCGCTCGGAAGAAGGGGTTTATTGAATACGATGACTATGGCAATGAGGTTCTTCTTTATCCGAAACTCAGTTTTACCCGCTTAGCCATTCGTGATAATGAGCAGTTCTTTGATGCGGCATTTCAGCTTTACCAGAAGGGGTCGATTTCGATTGACCTGATTCTGGACATTCTAAATATCGATCCGGATTCAACGAAGCGTAAGATCGAGCAGGATCTGTTCACGGTCAACGATTCCATTTTCAATGAAGTGATGAGAAACCTTTACACGTCGGCTGCGGCGCCTCTGGTCGAGAAGACCAATGTGGTGCAGAAGCTGGCGGAATATCTCAAGCTTCAGATGGTTGAAGAGGCGCCGGCCCAAGAGGGCGCATCGAGATTTTCGACGACCAAAAAGGCATCGAGCCTTCCTGCCGATTTTCAGATCAAACTGGCCAAGGTGATGAAATATTTCACCGAGAACCCTGAAGCGTTGAATAAGATTTTTGGAGGACCGAAAAAAGAATGTATTCCACCATCTCAGCAATAATTCGTCAAATATCGGCCGGTATGGATGGGGAAGTCACGAAAAAGTTCGTGGCTCCTCCCAAGATCAAGCCTCCTCGTCGAAAACCCTCGGTTCAGAACAAGAGCAACCGGTCGGACTACATGAAGGACTATATGTCCGACTATCGGAAAGAAAAGGGTAAGGACTACCAAAAAATGCCCAAATCGGTAAAAAGACTCCGGCTTGAGCAGAGGAAGCGGCTGAAGAAAAAGTTTAATCTTAAAACTTCGTGCCTGGAATAATAATCTTCTAATCCGTGACTAACGATCAGGAGGATTTTACTATCATGACAGCAAAAAAAGGCCTCGGCCGCGATATCACTAAGTCTTTGGAGATCATGGAAGAACTCGCATCGAATCTGAAAATTTTTGCTCACATGCCTTTGAAGAAGGGTTTGGTGTCCAATAAGATTTCGGATGACGATCTCCTGAAGAAGATCAATGAAGCTTCCGAAGAGGCCTTTGCCTTACTGAATAAGGTTGATGATCTGCGTCACCGCATGAGCGGGGTGAAGCCCCCAAAAAACAGCAGGTTTGCTCGGAATGTTGTTTCCAAGTTCCTGGAAGCAAATAATAATCTCTTAATACAATAAAATTTTGCAACATCAGAACTTAAGGGCGTTTATGGAACTAATGGTTGTTATTCCCAAAGTGGTCAGAAATTATATCGGGCAGTTTCCCGAGACGACTCATAATGCCTATAAATATTTCAATTATGATCGTCGGGTTTTTAATGAAAGAGCTGAGACCCGATTCGATGCCCAGGCTTGTTATAAAGGCCCTGAGGATTTGACTAACGACGATTATGACAATCTGGTAAAATATGCGAATACTTTGAAAAATCCAATTCTTGTGAAATATGATCCGAAGCTGGCCTGTGAGGACGCGCTTCATCTTTCTATCAAATCTTTTGATCGGGGAAAATATGATGGAAAGATCAATGCCAGTAAGTTCAGCGTTCTCATCAGTGCAATGATGCAGCCTGAGCCAGTTCCGGCGCCTAATGTGATTCCAATAACTCCGATCAGCCCCATGAACCCTGTTCAGATGGTCATGGCTAAGATGAAGAAAAAGGAACCGAAACCGAAGGATAAACTACTGACTCGGAATGTTTTGAAACAGCTGGGAATAAAACCCAAGGATGTCCCTCTTCGTTCGCAGATTCGCCGTCGTCTTCAGAAGGGCATTCCGCATCTCGAGAAGCATCCCGGAAAAGGAATTGTCGTAAAAAAGTAAGATAAATCTCACTTTAAGGAGGATTTGATCATGGCCCTCAAAAATGCAAAACAGTACACGGAACAGCTCGACAAGATCGCGACCGAGATCGAGAAACTTTCTCCCGAGCTTGCGTGTGAAATTGACAAGCTTTCGGACGTGATAGATGGTCGCCGTGAGGCCACTACTCTGAAGTTCGATGCTGACGAAGCCCGGTACATGGCCGGACGGTTCAACTATAAGGTTCGTAGCCGTGAGGCTGACGAGCCCTATATGGACGAGTATAACAAGCACAACTTCGAGCAAGTCGTCGATGTGTTCAAGAAGCCGGTACCGATCCGCCTAGCCTATCAGAAGGTTCAGGAAGAGAAGTAAGTCTTCCCGGCCAAAAATAAGAGGGGGTCACTAGGAGCCTCCTCTGGTTCTTTTTCTGATAGGAGGAAATCTCTAATGCCGGCATTATACCCCTCTCAATCGGCCCCGGAAAACTTCCAAGTCGGCGATTGCGTTCGTAAGTGGGTCACTGAATGGAATATAACACCTTTTCTTGGTGTGGTGACTCATATCGTCCCGGCTACCTATAAGGTTTTGGTACAATGGCCGTTTGGGAACTCGCCTGAGGATCCCGAGACTTTAATTAAGGTCAACCCAGAGATTGCCGGCATGCCTTCGATCGGATTGGATTCGGGATACAGTTCGTATGAGAAGCAGCAGTCCGAAAAGAATTATGGAAAGATCCCTCACAGGATCACTCCGAGCAGAGATTTGACGAAGCCCATTCCGGTAGGAATCATGACCGCCTCGAATAAAATGGCGATCCGGATTGCCCATACTTTTGCGACCGATGTTATTGGCAAACTCGTCGATAACATTTGTGCCTGTCAGAAGGAAGGACTCTCAGATATCAAAACCTACAATCATATTTTCCAAAAATATGGAAATTACTGCTCTGATTACATCATCCGATCGTCGATCGAAAAGGTTTACGGAGGATAGAAAATGTTCATTCACAAATATAAGATTAATGACGAGACTTTTTATCGGGTCACCGGCTCTGCAGCAAGGCCATCAAAAAGTATGACGATCAACGTTGATGACTGGCAGGGTTATTCATCGGGAAGTTCCGTGACCAATGCTGTGAAATTCCTCAACTCTTTGACGTTCAGTCATGAAGAGAAAGAACCCGCCAAGGAGGAGAAGGGCAAAAAAGCAAACTTGTCATCTCTGGTAAAAAGAGTGGCGGCAAATGCCGTTACCGTGATTGAGGCTCAGTAAAAATCATGGCGATGCTCCGTTATGGCTCAGCACAGGTTGTTGAAGCCAGCATACAGTCCGATAAGTGGACCAAGACCGTTTGCTGCGGCCATAAGGGAAAATGCGCCTGTGGAGGAAAGACTTGTCGAGTTAAAACGGCGAGAACAATTCTCGCCAAATATTCTCCTGAAAAATATCTGCTCAGTCATTGTTCGATCATTGCGGCGGTCGATACCGATAATGCCTCGACCTCTAAAAGCGATCATAAAGACTATCTTATCAAGCCGGCTTATTCGAAATTCGTCAACAATAACGGTGATGCCTGGACTAAGAAGCTCCTGGCTGCGACCTATCGTACATTCATCGGTTCTAATAATTATCTCGAACATGTTCAGATTCCCGAGCTTGCAAAAGGTAAAATCATCGATGCCGTCCTGAGAGATGTTCCGGTCGGCAAGGATGATAAAGGTCGTGACCTCACCACATACTACGTCGATATCCTTGTTGCCACTGAGAGAAAACACAAAGAACTCGTTCGTAAGATCGAGGCCGGTGAGTTGAAAACTCTCAGTATGGGCTGCAAAATTGCCTATTCCATTTGCACCAAATGCGGAAATAAAGCGATTGATGAATCCCAAGCCTGTCCCTGCGTTCGTTATGAGAAGAACAATGTTTTTTATGACGAGAATGGGATCCAGCGTAAAGTGGCGGAACTTTGCGGCCATGAGTCGGACCCTGATAGCGTCACCTTTATTGATGCCTCTTGGGTCGCCAACCCGGCTTTTACCGGCGCCGTGATCCGGAATGTCGTCAATCCTCCCGAGGACATCATGGCAAAAATTCAGGAAGCTGAAAAGAAAGAATCCTATCAATATAATGAATTGGATTTTCTTAAAGCTGCCCATAAAAAGGCTCAGGATAAGCCGGAAGCTCCGGCCGAGGATGAAAAGGTTCCTCCAGTTGAGGATGAAACCACCGACGAAGCACCTGCAGATGATGCGGCTCCAGCTGATGATACAGCTCCGGCCGATGAGGCTGCTCCTGGTGAAGCGCCGGCCGAAGCTACTCCTCCGGAGGTGGCTCCTGAAGAAGACATTACGGTATGGAAAAATCAGGTTAAAAAGAAGCTTCTTAAAGAACTCACCGACGAAATCATGGAAGAGTTTGAGGGTGGAGAGGGTGAAGAAGGTGGGCCCCGGGAGCTTGAGACACTGGACGAAACCCTTATACAGCCTAGTGCTACTGCTGCCATGCGACATATGTGGAAGATGAAGACCAGCTGGGATAAGTATCTTCAGAAAACAGCTGGGAAGCTCACTAAAGACCAGTTTAATAAGTTAAGATTTGGAACCTATATGTTGTTGGCAAGTGATGACATGAGAGTCCTTGCCGATTACGGATACAATAAACGGGATTTCCTTGCAGTTCTATCTTTTCTTGATAATTGTTTCAAGAATCCGCTTGATCTGAGAGTTAAATTGGCGGTTTCGGTTCTTGGTGGGACGCATGGTAAGGATCCCAAGACACTCGTTTATGCCCTAGAGAGACTATCAGGCCGGAAACTTTTAGCGAGTGAATTGCAGAAAGTGTTTACCTGGCTGAAATTACTGAATTCGTACAACTCATAGGTTCAACTATCGCAAGTAGTTGTAATAATCTTTTAATACACGCTTAATCTGCAAATAAAAAAAGCAGTGAAAATTAAGCAAAAAATTCCTTCATAGGAGGTTATCATGCGTCAGAGACTCAGCTGGGATAAGGAAGCCGAGATGAAGAAAAAGGCGGATCCTTATACCATGAATCAGGATCACACCAACAATCCGATCGAGAAATATCGTACCGGCGATCCCTCCACATGGGCTGAGGACGTAGATACGAAGACTCCTTGGAAGGGTGAAGGTCGCAATGAAGTTGGTCTTCCCGCCCCTGAACGTGCTGCCGTCATGGCCGCTCGCAAACTGGAAGATAAAGCTCTCAAATGTATCACCATCGCACAGAGAATGCTCCCCGGTGCCAATGATGAGTCGATCGAGGCACAGGCTACTGCTCTCATGTATATGCCGGAACATTGCGTTCTCGCTACCCTGACTCGTCAGGCCGAACTCGCCGAAGTTCTCTCCGGTAAAGACGAGGATGAGGACGAGAAAGACGCAGCCAAGAAAGTCGACGAGGATGAGGACGAGAAGGACGCAGCCAAAAAAGTCGACGAGGATGACGAGAAAGACGCCGGCAAGAAAGCCCCCGTCATTGACGAGGACGAGAAAGACGCCGGCAAGAAAGCCCCCGTCGTTGACGAGGACGAGAAGGATGCAGCCAAGAAAAAGGTCGATCCTGAAGAGAAAGAAGTCTCGGCCAAGAAAGTCGACGATGAAGAAGACGAGAAAGACGCGGCCAAGAAAGTCGACGAGGAAGACGAGAAAGACGCCGGCAAAAAAGCCCCCGTCGTTGACGAGGACGAGAAAGACGCGGCCAAGAAAGCCCCCGTCGTTGACGAGGATGAAAAGGACGCAGCCAAGAAGAAGGACGAGGATGAAGTTGATGCCAGCGTCGATCTTCTCGACCAGATTTTCGCTTCCGAAGCAACGGTAAAAACCGGTGCCAAGAAGCTCTCCGGACTCGTGAAGCAGGCATCAAGCGACAGCGTGCCACTTGACAGTTTGTGGAGTGCTCCTCCGGACGTTTCCAAAGCATTCAGCACAGGTCGTTATTAATAAAAACCACCGAGCTCCTCGCAAGGGGAGCTTGTGTGAATAGTAAAACTCAATCAAAGTAAGAGGAGGTGAATATTTATGGCAGACTCCAATCTTCCGGTCCCCAATTCCCATTGTGAGTTCTTCTATCGCCAGACGTTCAACACCTACGGGTTGATCACAACGACTGGCCTGACGCAGAACAACACGGTAGGGAATGCTCAGAAGGTGGCAAACACCCGCTTGTCGACGGCTACCAACAAAGGTATCCTCGCAGGCAGTGTCGTAGCCGTGGTTGGAAGCAATCTTATCGGTCCGAGCACAGGCTCTGATTCTACAACAGCCGATAAGGTGGTTGGTGTTGCTGTTAACGACGCGGTCGGTAATCCGTTCGAGTCGAGCTCAGCAGTATCATCACAGCGCGTTGTATACGCACACGGAAGCGGTTCGGTTTTCCAGACCGATATCTATGAGACCTTCGAGCAAAACGGTTCGACGCCCATAGCGTATGTCGCTGGCGACAAACTGTATGCGTCACAAAACGGGCTCCTGGTCAATTCCGCCGACATCGATTCAACAGCGTTGTCGGCTGGTTATGCGACCGTAGTCGGAATTTGTTTGAAGATTCCGACAGGAACCGATCCATTCATGACTGTTCAGATGCGTATTTAAAGGAGGTGAGTTTCTCATGGCTGATATTATCAGTAACGATGTAAAACAGCAAATCATCGCTGAGTTCATTAAAACAGCTGGCGGGCGAGCCAAGTTGGCAGCGTCTATGACGCAGCCGCTTCGTCTGAGGAGAGACTACACCTCGGTTGGTCGCAAGACCTTCCTGGTGGAACAGCTCCCGGATGGTGCTCTTCCGATTTACGACAAAGATGCGAACGTGACAGCCTACATCATTGGCGAAGAAGGCTCCAACATTCTGGCAATCCAGAAGCCGCGCCGTGTGATTTTCCCGCTGTTCGAAATTGCATCAAACCCTGAAATCCCTCTGACCCAGATCAAGGAACGTCGGTTCGATCTCATCGAACGTGCTCAGGACCTTGCCAAGGCGGAAATTCAGGCCGAAGAAGACAATCGTGTCTTTCAGGTCCTGGATGCAGTCGCCACAGGCGGTTTTGATAACATCGGTGCAACGAACGCTGACATCCCGGCGACAGCTCCGCTCACGCCTTCGGACATGGCGGATGCCTTTGCTGAGATCGAACGTCAGGACTTGCGAGTCGCCCGTATCTTCGCGAATGCGACAGATTACACCGACATCCGCAAGTGGGGAAGAGATGTTCTGGATATCGAGACACAGGCTACTCTGCTCAAGACCGGTTTGATGGCCACCCTTTGGGGTGCCCAGATTATCGTGTCTCGTAGGGTACCGGTCGGATACCTCTACGTCTGTACAGAGCCCGAGTTCTTCGGACGCATTCCAGTCCGTACTGAATTGACGGTTCTGTCGGCAGACGATCCGAAAAACCGTACCATAGGATTCTCGTGTTTCGAGAACTTAGGTATTGGTTGCCACAACCCGCTCGGACTTGTTCGGGTGGTGCTCTCTCGATAGCTAACCGATTAATTTTGGTTAAGAAAGGCATGGTCTAATAAACCGTGCCTTTCTTTTTTAAACAATCTGATTATATCTCTCCTTTATAATATAAAACATAGAAATATAATTGATATTTGTCCCGTTTTGTATTATATTAAAATAAATGCCATCATATGAGATTAATAAAATAGGATCTGATTTAATTTTAAAGAATAAATATGGGATTTATTCTAAAAATGAATTGGAGTATCAACTTATTGCTGGACATTTGACAGTCAAAGAATTAAGCTATGCGTATTATCTCACTGTTTATCAAATGGTTCATGTTCTTCGGTCTCTCGGAATAGTTTTTCGCAACTCTTTAAATAATACCAGAGTTTTCGATGCAACAATGAAGCCTGAGACACATCAGATGTTGCTTGGCACTCTTTTAGGCGATGGTTATATGACCGAGCCTAAAGCTTATCAAGTAGCACACAGTGTTTTTCAGATGGATTATTTATACCATAAAGCAGAATGTTTAAATCAGTTTGTGGCTACAGTAGGGAACAGAAAGATGAAAACCGGGGAGAGTTTATTTCTGTGGACTTATAGGCATGATTTATTTAAATCCTATTTTGATAGATTTTATTCTCATGGAAAAATAAAAAAATATATAACACCAGAATCTATCAGTGGTTTAGATTCGAGAGGTCTCGCTTATTGGTATATGGATGACGGGAAATACTCAGATTATGGGGCATATTTATGTGTTGGAAACATAACTCCTGATGAGGGGCATTGTTTAATAGAATATTTAAAAAATGTTTTTTCGATAGAGGCCACATTTCAAACTCATAATAAGAAAAAAAACTATTATAATCTTTATATAAAAGCAGAAAGCAGAGATCATTTTTTTGACCTTATAAATCCCTTCGTTATTGATTCGATGCAATATAAAATTAAAGGAGAGTCTCCAAATAAGAATTTCTCGGAGAATGATTTGATAAAACGGCACATCGATTTATGCAAAAAAATTTCAAGGCCTATACATTATTCAGGCCGGTGTAAGAATGAGATCCTTATAGCTCTCAACGATATTGAAGATCCTAAAACCCTATTTATAAAAAATATTCAGAATAATATGAGATTGGGTGAGCAGGTATCATCAACTAAATTTAGAAAAATCCCCTCTGAGGAAGAACTTAAAAAAATGTTTTTTGAAAACAAATGGACGGATACTGAAGTTTCTGAGTTTACTGGATACGGCCGAAACCGTATTGCATCATTGAGAAAATTTTTAAACATACCTAGTAAAAAGGGGCGGTAAATTTTGGTGCCCAAAAAAATTAGTTTTCCTTGTATGAATGTAATTCTAGTTCCGGAAGATAGTATTCAGGCAAATGAATATAACCCCAATCACGTTGCCGTTCCTGAAATGGATCTTTTGATTCACAGTATTGAAGAGGACGGATTAACCCAACCTATTGTTGTTTTTTTTGACCCGGAGATAAAAAAATATATTGTCATTGATGGATTTCATAGATTCAGTCTTCTAGTGAATCATTTTAAATGTGGTCAGATTCCTGTGGTCGTTTTGGACAAACCTATTAATGAACGAATGGCCTCTACAATACGCCACAACCGAGCTCGAGGAAAGCATCAGATCGATTTAATGTCTGTTCTAATAAAAAGTCTCAGTCAGAAAGGGTGGACTGATATTCAGATTTCTAAACATCTTGGTATGGAGGGGGAGGAATTATTAAGACTCAGGCAACAGGGGGGTTGTGCTCGAAGTCTATCAGGAAGTGAGTATAACCAAGCGTGGGAATACCGTGAACGGTAAAGTCATTTTTACCTCAGACGTTCAATATGAGATTCTTAGAATCAGGGATTTATCCTCAGGATTTATTCGTAAATTTTATGTATTCATAGATCAAAAATTTGAAAATTTGAATCCGTTTAAAACGGAACTTTCAGATTTTGTTTTCGTGCCTTTTTCTCAGACCCGATCTTCCCCATTTATCTCAATGTTTACTGATAATTCTCCTGAAGATTTTTTTGCTCTTAAAAATATTCGTTTTTCTGATCTTATGAATAGAGATATTGAAATGTACCAAACGATTTTAAAGGGGTATAAACTTATCATTGACAACCATCCTTTTATGGGAAAAGCCGATGTGTTTTGGTCATATTTTCCGTGGAGTTTTTTTGACAAATCACTTCTTGGATATCCCCACAGCTATGCGTTTAGAGATGCAAGAGCCCCTAAAGGCGTAGACCCCTACGATTGCTCGATGCTGGCTGAAAAAGTGGCCCCTGCTACGGAGACTACAATTAAAGAAGTTTTTTCAAATATAATAACTGAACGAGTAGCTTTGGCTATACCGGCACACGAAGATTATCAGCAGTTGAAAAAAAGTCTTTTTGACACAAAAACCAGTCCTTATGAAATAATTAAAGGATTAAAAAATTTTGTCGATAGCAGGGATGCCCGATTAAAAAAAGGATTTAAATTACTTTATCCCAACAAAATTTTTAATCAGTATTGTGAAGGAGAGCGAGTTTTAGTTGTTTCAAATTCAAAAGTTGATTTTTATTTAGAATCTTTGTTCTGGAAATATATTAGAAACACCAATGTATTTATGGAAACCTTATGGAAAATACTGCATCCTTGAGTAAAATTTTCCTTAAAGAAAATGTTCTGATTAAAGCTCAGGAGCGAATTGCTTTGATTTTTGATCATTTTGATAACATTATTGTGTCAGTGAGTAGTGGGAAGGATTCGACCGCCCTTTATTGGTTATTAATTCAGGAAGCAGAAAAAAGATCTCGTAAAATCAAAGTGTTTTTTTTGGATCAGGAGGCGGAGTACAAAAGCAGCATTGAACTTGTAGAGAAAATGATGAGACATTCTCTAGTGATTCCATTATGGTATCAGGTTTCTCTTAAAATGACTAATGCTGCCTCATATAATGATGACATGTTAAATTCATGGGGTATTGGTGAAACCTGGATTCGAGAAAAACATCCTATGGCTATCCATGAAATAAATGAACCATATCCCAATAGATTTTACAAATTTATTAAATGGTTCGAGAAAACGCATGAAGACACTGCTTTTTTTGTTGGTCTTAGAGCTGAAGAGAGTTTAGACCGACAACGTGCCGTAATAAATCCAGGTTGGGAAGGGGTTCGTTGGAGTAAAAAAGCCATAGGAAAAGGTTCTTTTAAATTCTACCCCTTATATGATTGGGGGTCAGGGGATGTATGGAAATTTATCTATGATAATAAATTGCCATATAATGTCATTTACGATAAAATGTTTCAATCCAATAAAAACTATTATAAAACTATGCGGGTCAGCAATCTTATCCATGAGAAAAGTTTTAAGGGGCTGGCTGATCTTCAAATTTATGAACCGGATACATTCGATCGGTTGGTTAAAAGAATTTCAGGAATTCACGTCGCCTCCATTTATGCCCATGAGAATTATTTATTTAATGCTTCTAAATTACCTAATTCATTTAAAACATGGTTAGATTTTAGGAATTATTTGTTAGAGACCTGCCCATTAAAAAATATAAAAAAATTTGTGGAAAGATTTGAAAAACAACCGAAAGATGAGGAAATGTACCGGCGCCAGGTTCGACAAATCATGTTAAATGATTATGAAAATAATCTTGCAATTAGAACGACATTAAAAAAGGATAAATTTGATTTTCAAAAATGGTGGAACATTTTATAGATCACATTGTCAGGGATTGATTTAAAGGTCGGTAGGTTTTAGGGTCTACCTCACAAAGGAATGGACTGCCATAGCCTTGTTTCCGCGGATCCTTTTCAATTTCCTCAGGTTTGTATCCCCAGTCTTTACATTGGCCGGCATGAAAACAGAATATGTTCCGGCAGAAGGCGACTCGCCAGCCATTGTCCTGTACGAGTGCCGATAGCTGCCCGTCATCCCCGAAGGTATTCAATTTTTGTTCGTAGGATGGATAAGCTTCTCTCCTGACCATTTTCAGAGCATTGCCTACAGCATTGCAAAGAATTATGTCGTCTCGAACGGTTTTCGGACCCATGAGATAGATGGGCGGGATCTGGGGGCTGAGCATAGCAATGTCCGGATTTCTATCCATTATTTCGGACATCTGTGTCAGCCAGTCAGGACTGAGTTCGGGCGGATAGATATCGTTATCACTGACTACATAATATTTTTGGTCTGAGGTCGTCATATGATTGAATACAGCCTTATTGTAGAGGCACCCCGTATTACGGGAGTCCAAGGTCAGGGAAGTGATTTTACCGTCTTTTAAGAGCTCGTAGAGCCTCTGCTGGGTCTCCTGGTCGCTTCCATTATCATAGACGTGAAGTTCGTAAGAGCCCGGCTGCGTGCGAGCCCTTATTTGATTGATGGTCTCGAGCGTAAAATCGTATCTGAAAAAACTGGTGATATAAATGGGAGTCATATATTTACATATTATTTTCTTCAAGCATATTTAAAGCTTGTATCGGGGTTTTTTCCTCAAAAATAAGTGACCATAATATAGGAATATTTTCTGCGATAGGAGCGATATCACCATTTTTAGCAAATTTATTTAAATCAGTAATTGGTATTTTTGAGTCTTCCGCTAAATTTTTTAATCCTTCAGGTCCCAATAATGGGCCATCTCTTTTAACGCGCCATCAATCATAAAAGCCCTCTTTATTTCCCGCTAACGCCTTGCTCAATGCGTGCTGGCCGCGTCTTTTTGCGGCTGGCATACTTGAGCTGTTGCCTGCTGTTCGCCCGCTACCTTAGTGTCATGCGGCGCTGCCTTTTCCGCAGCCGATAAGAAAAGATAAATGTCGTTTGCATGACCAATATATGCCATTTGCTTAGACTTCGGTAACGCCTCAAAAACCTCCTTAAACGTGTCAGCCGTGAACTTAGCTTCTTCCTTCGTAAATTCGCCCTGTGCCATAATTACTCCTTTTTGTTTTTGCGCCGCCTACAATATTCCACCTTCGAGGGCGAATTGCAGGCAACGGATGGCCTGAAGGGCAGCTATAACATAAAACCATTCTTGAAAATTCCTGACTCCATCCGCTCTTACCAAGAGCTCTTCACCATCTGGGGATTTGAGGTGATAAATATTGAAAAGTTTAATTTCCACGCATTGATTTCCAGCCAGATTTAAGGAGATGTGGGGCGTTTTTTTGAGCCCACTCGACCGTTTTGTAATATGCCCGGCTTATCTCCTGGGAACTTCCAAATTTTTTGGGATCGTAATACAGATCGTTTTCGAGTTCTTTTTTGACATACTCTTTGAAAAGCCGCTCGAGAGAGTCCTGCAGCAGACCTTTTATCTCTGCAATGCGAACATCAAAGCCGAGGGCTTCAAGGCGAGCCTTTAACGCTGTGTTTATGAATCCGGTGCAGATCTCGATCCGATGTGTGGTGGTCGTGGCTTTAAAATCATTCATCAGGATTTCTACACCCTTATCTGCATAGGCCTGCAGGTACTCTTTCCGTTCGAAGATACCCGGTTTGAAATAGGACACATCGATCACACCGGTCACAACTCTTTGTCCATCGGTCACACCGACCATGGCGCCCAGAAGCGGAAACCCTACACCAGCATCATCGATTTGAATAAGTTTTAGATTTGAATCAGGGGGTAGAATACTACCATTAATTATTCCATTTAAAATGTTAATTTCATTACAGACTATTGTGCCGGAAGTATATATTTTTATATTCCATTTGGGGGAGATTAGACCTCCTGCACCATGATAAGATACTTTTAAGTATGGGTTATTTTCTGTACGAGGTTTTATAATGCCTTTTAAAAGATAATTCTTTAAAGCTTCTTCAATAAGGGGGGATGTTTTCATTTCCCCCTCCTATTTAATCTTCTAATCTCTAACCACAACTCACCTAATTTTTGCTCATGTACTTCCGTTTTTTTACCGTAAGTTAAAAATTTCATTGCTTCTATTAGTATTTCTGCTTGCCGTTTTTTAACTATTAAATACGGCATTATTTTGGGAAGTATAAATCTGAGTCCCGCACTAGTAATATGCACTTTTTTTGTTTTTTTCCAAAAATTGTTTCGTTTATCCTGGTAATGATGTGAAGATAATGACCCATAAGGGTGGCAGGCCTTCATAATTTGAAGTAATAAAATCGGTGTCGTTGATGAGCAACTGAAACGAGGTATATATTGAAATCCTCTTTTTGTATTTTTCTTACTTTTGATAAGGCTTAAAGAACTTTCTGCATCAATAAGTCCTGCCATCCAGATCCATTTACTCTCTTCTGATGGGAAATCAAATAAAAATTGGGGGGAGCAGTTTTCTTTTTTTAATAAGTCAGTGATTTTTCTAAAATTATCTTCAATCGACGGGAGATCTTCATATTGAGGATAAGAAAGTAAATATTCAAAAAATTCGGCATGGGAACAGATAAGTTCTCCTGATAGCATGATTTTTATGGACCACTGTTTGGGTAAAATTATACCATTTCCACAATAGCCGATTGCCATAAACTGATTCATATGAGGATATAAATCAATAAGTTTGGCTTTGTACAGCCTTTCTAATATTGAGAGTAAAACGTAGTGCATGCATTATTATACAGATGCAGGGGTTTCCTCGAAGAGCTCTTTTAAAACTTTGTTTACCGGATCTTTACCGATCGCTCGGAGAAGTCCTTTGAGATCGAAATCCCCGTGAAAAAACGCATTGACCAGCGTTTCATTACAGGTTATCTCATCTTTGTGTTCGATTTTTCCAAAGTTCCGGTTTTCTTTCAAATATTTTAAGATATCATCAGCCGACATCTCATCAAGGACATCCACAAAATCCACATCAGCTATAACTTTCATATTCCCTCCTGTGTTTTTTTGACTTTTGCGGTTGGTGGAGATGGTAATGGCATCCAGTGTGTGACCTTCCATAATGTTCGTTTATCGCCAAAACCTATACTTTCAAACCCATGCCCCGTTTCCCATGTTGCTATCGCAGCAGGGTAATGTGTACCAATACTAATAGCTACAACAACCTCACCCAATGCCGGTACTTTATCTTCCACACTGATCCATTTATCCTCTGCTGCACTGCGAATTTTTTCTAATGTATCAGCTAAAACCACCGGACATGTTTTTGCTGCCCATAGAATAACTTCACGGAAAGTCATGCCTGGTGTATTACCAGTATTGAACGGCAAATTATCCAAATCATCAAAATTAATCATAAATTATGCTCCTTTTTACTGCAATGATACGACAAATTTGACCAACCTTAAAGGAATTTTTTTCGTTTCAAGATTGATAATCTTTTAATTTAATTCACTGAGTTTATGGAAAGCATAGGGCATTATCTTCGGACAGTTTATGCCGAATACAACACTGCTGAAAAAGAATACTGGCTCAAAACCCTGAAATCGAATTACGGTATTGATATTCAGGCACAACCAGGAGTTCAGGATGGGTTTTGGATCGTCCGGCAAGTCTGTCAGATTTTTAAGCCCGTCCCGGCTGAACTGGTAAAGGCTTGTGGGGTCAATAGCTTAATACTCCGGGCTGATATGGGTTTGAATAGAAGCCATTTCCCTAACCACGGGTATTATGTTGGTAATCATATAGCTCTTAATGTTGATATATTTTATCACCCTGACCAGCCAAGCGATTTTATGGATCACCGCGGCTATTTTTTGACTCGTCCGGAGCAAACATTATTACATGAAATATCGCATGCCTATGATTTTCATCACGGTGATTTATCAAAAAAGGACGCTTGGTTGAAAATATCTGGTTGGAGTGATGTTAAAAAACCCGGTCTTAAACGCCTCATTATTAATGAGCCTGAAACCCCCAGGGTGATTGGAGAAATGTATTATGACCCAAAAGCTGAATTTACAAGGTTTTATGCACGTAGGAACAGTTGGGATGACTGGGCCGATTCGAGTGCCTTTTATTTAGGCGGACTTCGAGATAAAGTACCCACTAAAAAACGCTCCTATTTTGATAATATATATAAAAATTATTATTAAACCACAATAATACTCTTCTAATACACATTAGATGTATATGACATCTCTTGTGGGTTTAAGATTTGGAAAATTATCAGTCCTATCTCCAGCGGCTGATTCGGGGAGTTGGTTGTGTATCTGTGATTGCGGTAACACTAAAATAGCAAAAGAATATTTTTTGGTTAAAGGTCGAATCAAAAGTTGTGGCTGTAAAAGAAAAAATTTTCTTAATGAATCTTATAATAAAAATAGATTAGATGATTTAACAGGTAAAAAATTTGGAAAATTAACAGTTATTTCTAGAATCATAAAAAAAGACTCTAAAGGAGCTTTATGGAATTGTATCTGTGATTGTGGGAAGAATAAAATAGTCCCTGCTTGTAGTTTAAAAAGTGGTGGGACTAAAAGTTGTGGGTGCTTAGCTCTATCTAAGATTGAAAATCTAATAGGTAAAAAATTTGGAAAACTATTAGTTTTATCTCGATCTAATAAAATTTCTAATATAGGAACTTTATGGGATTGTCAATGTGAGTGCGGTAATTTTACAACAGCTAGCACGCACAATCTTAAAAATGCATCAAAAAAGAGCTGTGGTTGTTCTAAAAAGTATGCGGACAAAACCTTATCCTCGAAACATGCTTTGTTTTACAAATATAAAAAAAGTGCTGAAAAACGAGAGTGTTCTTTTAATATAAATTTTGAAACTTTTTTAGATTTAATCCGGCAAAATTGTTATTACTGTGGAGAAAAGCCTCAACAATATTTTAAAGCGCCAGAATCTCAAAGGGGTTTTTTATATAATGGTATTGATCGAATAGATAGTCATGGTGGGTATGAAGATAATAATGTTGTTACTTGCTGCAAAAAATGCAATTATTTAAAATGGAATCGAAATCAAAAAGAATTTATTGTTTGGATTAAAAAATGTGTGCCTATATTGGAGAAAACGATATGAACAGGACTCAAATTTATCTAACGGATAATGAACACTCTTATCTCAAAAAAGAGGCTAATAAAATTGGAATATCCAAGGCGGAACTTATAAGAAGAATCCTAGATAACTATATAAAAAAAGAACGAAAAAATGAAGAAACTACCTCCTCTTAGATCTTTATATAATATTTATAAACGATCTGCTACGATGAGATGTGTTGATTTTTTTCTTAGATTTGAGGATTTTTCAGACATCATTGAAAGATGTTGCAATTATTGTGGATCTCCTCCAAATAGGAAATTTAAAGATATTTTATATAATGGTCTTGATCGGATCGATAATAATAAAGGATATGAAATAAATAATATTGCTCCCTGTTGTTGGGCTTGTAATAGTGCAAAAATGAACTTAACTCGATTTGAATTTTTAAATAGAATTAAAAAATGTTATATGCATTTGAATAAAATGGGTAAATTATAAAATTTACCTTTATTGTTTCGTTTTCTTTTAATATCATTTATCATGAAACCGACTATTTCGCTTGCTATTATTGCCCGCGATGCACAAAAAACCATAGAAAAATGTCTATCGAGCGTGCAGGGCGCCGTCGATGAGATTATTATTGTCGATACCGGATCCCTTGATGATACCGTTCAAATAGCCCGAAAATATACCGACAAGATTTTTTATTTTAAGTGGATTGATGATTTCTCCGCAGCACGCAATTATGCTTTCAGCTTATGTACCGGTGAATGGATATTGTGGCTCGATGCCGATGATTATCTCGTGCCGGCCGACGTTAAAAAGATCCAAGAACTCGACTATTCTGACAAAGAAATAATCATATCGAGTTACATCTATACTCACGACGAGTACGGCAACAGCGGGTCGACCGTTCCTCGTGAGCGTTTTGTGAAACGGTCATTAAATCTGCAGTGGCAGGAGCCGATTCATGAGTATCTGCCGTTGAATGGTAAAATGTTTATTTCGGACATCGAGGTGCATCATAATAAACAGCATGGCACCTCCGAGAGAAATCTTGCCATCCTCGAGAAAATCGTTCAGACCAATCCCTGTTCAAGGAATATTTATTATCTTGGGAAAGAGTATTTTGAAATCGGCCGGCATGATGATGCTATAAAATATCTCGAACAATTTGTGGTTATGCCAGGATCTTTTTGGGAGGATGTGTTCCAAGCGTACTATCGGCTTGCTCATTGCTATCTCAATAAGGGGAATGAACAAAAATTTAAAGAAAACATGTTCAAATCGATCACCATTGAAGAGCGCTGGGCCGAGCCTTATTATTTTCTAGGGTTATTTTACATGAATAAGC